AAGAATAGCATCATATTAGAACTTTGGGAAAGCCGAGAACTTAAGGAAGCAATAGACAAAATGCAGCCTGAAGATTTAAGAGACGATTTAAGAAGCGAATTATTTAAGGTGCTATGTGAAATGGAAGAAGAGCGTTTAATTGATATGCGTACACGCAACGTATTAAAGTTCTACTTGGTAAGGACTATGATTAATATGATGCAAAGTAATACAAGCCAATTTTATAGGACATACCGAAAGCCTTTAGAAGTTGAATTGATTGTTCACGATAGAGACGAAGATTTACTTAACAAAGTAGAAGATGAGTTATCTAAAATGCACTGGTACAAAGCGGAACTTTTAAGAGTGTACGCAATCAAGCACAACTGCAACGCTAAAGAATTAAGTAGGGTTACAGGAATACCTTATATGTCAATCCATAGGGAGTTAAAACTTACTAAACGAGAACTTAAAAAACAACTACGCAAATGATAATTATAGCAGCGATATGCTTTGCAATATTCTTTGTAGAGATACACCAATTCCATAGGAAATGGAAATTAGATTTTAAGCCTTTTAGTTGCACAAGTTGTTTAGCAGCTTGGAGTGGTTTGGCTTTATATTTACTTCCTACAATATGTACCGACATAATTGCGTTTATATTTATACCAGGAGTGTTAGCACCTTTACTTTCAAAACTAATGTGGAACTTATGGAAATAGAACACCGCAAATTTTTAGATGACCACGTTGGTAATTGGCATACAGTCCAAAATGGTTATGTGCGTAACATCGATTTAGACATCTTAAAAATGTATGAGCATATTTATCGAAAGTATATGAGTGCAGATTTTATCTTAACAGTATGGTGTGGTAATTGTATCTTTGATATGATTAAACGTTTGTATACTTGGTACGAAGAACAACCTAAACCTAAGAAACGTAATGCAAAGAGTAATTAATTTTAGCGGTGGCAAAACTTCTGCTTATATGACTATCCAAGAATATAAGCCAGGAGATATAGTATTGTTCTGCGATACTATGAGGGAACACCCTAAAACCTATAAATTTATTAATGACTTTGAAGCGTTTGAAAATATACCAATAACAAGAATAAGTTACGAAGGTGGCTTTACCGGAATGTTAAAAAAGCATAAAGCTTTACCTAATCAGTTTAAAAGGTTCTGCACAATAGAACTAAAGATTAAAACGGCTAAAAGATATTTGAGAAGCATAGGGGTTAGAGAATTTGAAAATCTGGTAGGTTTTAGATATGATGAGCCAATGCGAGTTAGCAGACGTACTCAAAGATTTAAGAAGGTACACGATAAGTTTCCTTTATTTGAAAGCAAGGTTACTAAACAAATAGTAAATGAGTATTGGAGTAAAAAGCCTTACACTTTGGAAATACCTTCAATATTAGGGAACTGTACTTTGTGTTTTATGAAAGGCAAAAACGCTATCTTAGCAATATTAAGGGAGTTCCCAGAACTTGCAGACGAATGGATTAATGACGAAAAGAATAGCAAATACACTTACTTTAATGGTGTAACAATAGAAACGCTTAAAAGTATATCACAAAATAATTTGTTCAAGGAATTTGATTTAAATAACATAAACCCAGCATTTGATTGCGCCTGTACTACATAATGAAAATACTTTGTATAACATCAGCTAATAGTGGAGTAGGCTATCATAGAATTATGATGCCAATAGTACATACTTATTACTGATGTACTTAATGAGGAACTATTAGAGCAAGGGTGGGACATTGTATTAATGAATAGAATGCTTAACGAGATAGATGCAAAGCAAATGGACACCTGGCGCACCAAGTATGGCTTTAAGTTAGTAGTCGATAACGATGACCATTGGGAACTTAGCGAAAGCCATTTGTTGTATTGGAGATATAAGTATAATAACATAGGTAAACAAATTACAGATTACTTAAAGATAGCAGACCTATGTACCTGCACTCACGAAAGGTTAGCAAGTGAAATAAGCCAATACAATAAGAACGTTCACATATTACCAAACGCATTACCTTACGGCAAAGAGCAGTTCGAGGATAACAAGACAGAAGATTGCAAGGTTAGATTGTTCTGGTCGGGTAGCGGAACGCACGAAAGGGACTTAGATATTATTAGGCAGCCTTTTAAACGCTTACAAGGTATGAATATAAGAACTATAATAGCAGGTTACAATGACGGGGAGAAGCCTATATGGGATAAAATGATAGATGCCTTCACTTGTGGACTAAAGCTTAATCCTACTATTTACAACTATGCAAAGGTCACGGAATATATGGGTGCTTATACGGATAGCGATATTTCAATTATCCCATTGGTAGATAACAAGTTTAACGCTATGAAGTCAAACTTAAAGGTATTAGAAACGGCTGCTAAAACGAACCCTGCCATAGTTAGCCACGTTAATCCTTACTTAGATATGCCCGTGCATTATGTTAAAAACCAAAAGGATTGGTACAAACATATAAGAGATTTAGTAAGCGATGCGGATATGCGTAAGGAAAGCGGACAGAAGCTTTTTGAGTTCTGCCAAAAGAAGTATAACTTTGACGAGATAAATTTAGACAGAAAGTATATTTATAGTAAACTATGCCAGTAATAAAATGCGCCTCTAATGGCAAATACCGAATTGGAAACGGCGGTTGCGTTTACGATACCGAGGAGAAGGCAATGCAAGTTTGGAAGGCTATTCTTGCAGGTGGCAAGTTCGCTGAAAGTTATACTGACTATCCTGAGTCAGCTACTAATAACGCAAAGAGGGCAATAGAATGGGCAGATAAAAATGGTTGGGGTTCTTGCGGAGAAGCAACAGGTAAAGCAAGAGCAAGGCAGTTGGCAAATCGTGAGCCGATTAGTAGAGATACGATTGCCCGTATGGCTTCCTTTAAAAGACATCAGCAACATAAAGACGTGCCTTATAGTGAAGGTTGTGGCGGTTTAATGTGGGACGCTTGGGGCGGAACTTCTGGTGTTGAATGGGCTATTAATAAGTTAAAAGAGATAGACGGAAAATAATTTTCATACTTAATTTTTTATTATTAACTAACGGAAAAATTAATGGGGAAAGTATGAAAAAGCACACACAGATTTATTTGCAGGGAATGGGGTATAAAAAAACGGACTTCATTCCTTGCGAAGTGTGTGGCTCACAAGCGGTAGATGTGCATCATATTGAGGCGAGGGGAATGGGTGGGAGCAAAGACAAAGACACGATAGAAAACCTTATGGGACTTTGTAGGAAACATCATATAGAGTACGGAGATAAAAAACAATACAAGGAGTTCTTAAAAGAGATACACTTAAAAAATATACCAAATGCTATTAACTGAGCAAGAGTTTCTGGAATACGAACTTAACCACGGGATAGGTATGCACAACGACTTTTTTAAGGACTTGGCACGGAATACTGTTGCACAGATTAAAGACCTGTCTATTAAGTCAGTATTAGATTACGGAGCAGGTACGGGGGTTTATAGCGATGCTTATTTTAAAGCAGGTTATCACATTGTAGCCTTTGAAATATTTAAGTCGCATCGTGAGTATATGACAAAACAAATTCCTTATATTGAAATAGTAGACAAACCTATTACTACAGACCTACTTAATTTTATAGAAACCGCAGAGCATATGACTGACAAAGAACTTGATTATTTGTTCAGTAAGATAGAACCTAAATTCATTTTGTTTAGTAGCACATCGCAAAGAGTACCAGGCTTTGACGAACAATGGGGGCATATTAACATAAAGGAACAAAACGAATGGGATAGCTATTTCAAAACAAAAGGATATAGTAAAATAAAAGATTTATCACTTCCTACAACTTGGAGCAAATTATATGGCAAAGATTAAAGAGAACAATAACAAAATTAGCTTTGGCAAACGCAAAAGAGGTTCTGCAAAGAAGTCCTTTAATAAACATACGCCAAGAGAAAAAGCTTATAGGGGTCAAGGCAGATGAGAAAGTTAAATGCTATATGGCTACTCCTTACGCACAAAGCTTACTTCCTTGCAGTATGTAAGACGGGTAAAAACGGAGACGATATGACCACGATAGGACATTATACCTATGCAATGGCAGAAACTTTGATTAACAAACACATAGCAGACGTAGACACTTACCTCGACCAAGAAGATGCAATAGACGAAGCAAACGATATAATTAATGGAATACTATGATACAAAACGTACCAATCAACACAGTAAAAGCAAACCCTAACAATCCCAGGATAATTAAAGACGATAAGTTTGCAAAGCTTGTAAAATCAATTAACGAGTTTCCACAAATGCTAAACCTTAGACCTATTGTAGTAAATGACGATATGGTAGTGCTTGGTGGCAATATGAGATTAAAGGCTTGTAAGGAAGCAGGACTTAAAGAAATACCAATCATTAAAGCAAGTGAACTAACCGAGCAGCAGCAAAAGGAGTTTATAGTTAAAGACAACGTAGGCTATGGAGAATGGGATTGGAACGACCTTGCTAATAATTGGGATGCAGATCAATTACAAGATTGGGGATTAGATATACCTGGCTTTGATGCCGAAGTTATAGAAGCCGAGGAAGATGACTTTGCAGTTCCAGACGGGGGAATAGAAACCGATATAGTATTAGGAGATTTATTTGAGATAGGGGAACACCGATTACTTTGTGGCGATAGTACGGATAGCGACCAAGTGGCAAAGTTAATGAACGGGCAAAAGGCAGATATGGCTCACAACGACCCACCATACGGGATGAAAAAAGAAAAAGATGGGGTACTTAATGATAATCTTAACTTTAATGATTTACTCGATTTCAATAGGGAATGGATTGCTTTACAATTTATGCACCTAAAAGAAAACGGCAGTTGGTATTGTTGGGGTATTGATGAACCGCTTATGGATATTTATAGCGAGATATTAAAGCCATACATAGCAGAACAAAAACTTACGTTTAGAAACTTAATAACTTGGTTTAAAAATCCAAGTGGATTAGGTGATGGTCAAAATAATCCATCTGCAAGAAGTTATGGCATAATAACAGAAAAGTGTTTATTTGCTATGATGGGAGTGCAAGGATTTAATAATAATGCAGATAACTATTTTGAAGGTTTTGAACCATTAAGAAATTGGTTAGTTAAAGAAAAAGAAAAGAGTGGATTAAAAAATGATGAAATAACTAAATTAACTGCAACAACACATACTCATTATTGGAGCAAAAGTCAGTGGTCATTTCCAACAAAAGAACATTATAATACAATAAAAGATGCTGCAAATGGGAAAGCATTTTTAAAAGAATACGAGGAAATTAAAAAAGAATACGAGGAAATTAAAAAAGAATACGAGGAAATTAAAAAAGAATATTATTCAAGTCGTGCATATTTTGATAATACTCACGATAAAATGACAGAGGTTTGGCAATTTGATAGACACGTTAGACAAGGAGACGAAGGCGGACACGCTACACCTAAACCAATACCATTATGTGAACGAGCAATAAAATCAAGTTG